TTATATTATATTATATTATATTATATTATATTATATTATATTATATTATATTATTATTTATAGAATTATGAAAAAAATAATTATTTTAACTTTAATTATTGTTATAGTAATTTGTTTTTATTCAATTAGAAATATATATGAAAATTTTACTTATAAAAAAGTAATTTTAAATAAAATAGAAAACGAAAATAATGATAAAAATTTAATAGTATTATTAAATACTATTAAAAATAATTTAGATTATCATAATGATAAATTAAATAAAATGGATTTAAAACTCAACCAAATCTACTGATAATGCATAGTTATATAATTTTTTTTGTATATTATCAGCATCTTTTTCAAGTAATTCATAGTCTTTATTATTCCATAATTCATAATATCTATTATAACATTTTCTACATATTCTTAAATTTTGGAATTTTAAATAAATATTATCATTATAATTTATTGGATATTCAAAATAATTATAGCGACCACCATAGTTTGGTTTAAAATCATATATAATTCTATTTTTTAATTTTACCACATTATCTTTATATTTATTATGTTTACAAGGACCGGGGCAAAAAGCGAAGTCTTTGGCGTCAATAATAATATCAGAAAACTGATCCATTTATATAAAATAAATATATATATAAATAAAATCATTTTTTAATATAAATTTTTTTTGATATTATATTTATTTTTAAGATGACTCATAAATAAATCATCTAATTTTTTTATATTTTTACCCATTTTATATTTGTTTAATGATATATTTTTCTCAGTTAAAAAATCTTCATCTATTATTACTTTTGAATTATATTGCAAAGGATTATTTGTATTAAAAATTAATTCTTCAATTGTATCTGATAATATACTTGGGTGCATACAATTATCTAAAGTTCCTATATTTCTATTAATTATTGCATCAGTACTCAAAGGATATTTTGTCCAAAATCCACAAATCAATGCATTATTATTTAAATTAGAATTTGCTAACGAATTCATTAATGTTGTTTGTCCTAGTTTTGTTTGCATATAAGGTAATAAATATGTTGTTTTATCATCTATTTTGTATGGTGGTGTATTAAATAATATACCACCATATTCATTAGTATTTTTGATAATATTTATACAATATTTTGACATAATTAATGGACCAATCATATTTGCGTTTGTCATAGTATTAATTGTTTTTAATGATATATCATTCAAATTTTTAGTATTTAAAGCACCTGCATTATTAATAAGAAAATTAGGAATAATATCTTTATTTTCAAGAGAATTTAATAAGTTAGAACATTTAGAAATATTATCATAATTTAAATAATATCCTTTTGCATGCGCAAGACTATATTTGTTACTATTTAATTCGTCAGCGACTTTTTTAGCATCATTTATATTTCTACCAGTAATAACTACATTGTAATGATTTTTGAGAAACATTTTTGCAATTTCTTTACCAACACCTCTTGTAGAACCAGTTATAAGCGCTGTTTTAAATTTATTTTTAAATATCATAATAATAAATAATATATTGATAATTCTTAAATCAATAATAAAAAAATTATAATATAGGAAATTTTCGGAAGAGTCTTTTAATTATTCCAGAGTTTTTTTTTAAAGGCGTTTTATTTTTTTTCCGCGAAGACGAAGGTTTTTTTTGTCTTTTATTGTCTTCTATTGATATTCTCATCATTTCAGAAGTTGGTCTTGGTCTTTCAGGACTTTGTCTTGGTCTTTCAGGACTTTGTCTTGGTATTTCAGCACTTGGTATTGGTGCTCTAGAACTTTCAGAACTTGGATTTATATATTCTTCTGGATTTCTCTTCTTAAATGGAGATGATTTACTATTTCCATTCCTTTTCTTCATCCAGTCATCTAATTTTTCATAAATTTGTATCAATGACCATATTGCCCCAATAATAATTCCAGATATCATTACCAATTCCAAACCTCCGCCTTTTTTCTTTTTATTTTTCTTTTTTTTAATTTTTCCACCGAATACATAAACTTTACCAGTTTTTATTAAATATTTAATTCTTAAATCTTTTAATATTTTTACTGTAAATCTAATTTGATCATTTAATGTGTAATGACGATCTAACTTGCTAAATATCGTATTTTGATAAATATCTTTTATTAAATAAGTTTGACCATTTCTTATTTTATCAATTTGATTCATAAAACTATCAGAAAATCCTTTTATATTATCTTTAAAAATAGTTTCTATACCACCTCCTCTTTTAGTGTTACCAAAAAATTGAGAAATGTTTAGTGCTATTTCAAATAAAAATTCATGTCTATCCTCATATTTTTCTATTGTATTATTATCATATCTTTCAGTTAATACCATTTTATCTATTTTTTGTAATATATTATCAATATTCATAATATTATTTTATATTAAACCTATATAAATAGTCGAAAATTTTTTGTAGTTCTTGTGGAATATGTTCAAACGAAATTAACTTCAAATTAAATTCATATTTTTCATTTAAATTATGTTTATCTAACCAATTTTTTAACATGTTTTCATCATTAGCCATTTTAATAGCTGTTTCTTTATTTATTCCAGTACCAACTTTTGGTATATTATCACTTTTATCACCCAATAAAGCTTTAAAAATTAATATACTTTTTGATGTTGTTAATTTAGTTCTTGTTAAAATATTTTTAAATTGCATATTGACAATTTCTGTATTATCTGAAATTAATTGTAAATAATCATTATCATTAGTAATTACAGTTATTTTATTAAATTCATTTTTAACAGATATATGTGTTAAATATACTACATCATCAGCTTCAAGTTTATCACAATATATAGTACAAATATCTTTTTCTTTTAAATAATTATAAAATACACCAAATATATTTTGATTAAAGTTACTATTCAACACACGAGTACTTTTGTATTCACTATAATAATCATTTCTCCAAATTTTTGTCCTAGCACAGTCAAGACAAAATATGATATTATTGATATCTGTTTTCCATTTTTTAGTAATTTTTTTAATATCTGATTGTAAATGTTTTAAAAATGATATATTAAATTCTTCTTCTGTATATTCTTTTTTCTGGATATTATACCATTTAGATGTTGCAAAATATCTATAAAATACATAGTAACTTGCGTCAATAAGAATTAAAGTTTTATTTTTTGATAATGTTATATCAAACATTTAACAATATATATTAATTTATTAATCATTTTTTTTATATAAATACAAAAAATTATTTAACTCTTCTTTATTCGTTTTTATATTATGCCATTCACTTACAGCTAATGAGAATAATTCTTTAGGTGTTAAATTTAAATTAGTATCTTTTAATTGTTTCATTTTAATATCCAAAAATTCATTATATACAGTATATTTTTTTTTCTTTTGACTATTATTATCTGTATAGGTTATTTTTTTGGTTATTTCATTATTTATTAAGTTATAATCTTCAGTTTTTCTAACCCAAACATATCGATTATTTTTAATTGTTACACACCATGTTTCATTATCATATCCTATATCAGAGTTACCAATTGCATAATCACTTGCTTTTTTCCCAAAATAAGCAGGTGACTTTTTAATAAAAGTATTATTAGTCATATAATATAAATATATGTTTTTTTTATATGAATAAAATAAAAAAAATGAATTTATTATTATTAATAATGAATAATAATGATTAATAATAATAATTTTTATAAGAATTTTGATTTAATTTTTACAAAATTAGATCTTGAAAAGAATGAAAGAAACAATAAATTATATAACGAATTTATAAATTTATATGATCATTATATTAATAATGAAAATGATAATATTATTAATGATTTAACCGTAAAATCATTTACAATTAATGACGATGGCATTATTTCATAATTATTTTATATAGATTATATTTAGAGTATTATGATAAATGAAAATTTTATTAATTTTGATTTTAAACCAAATTATATGGATCACGATGACACATATCCACACGAACACCATCATACTCCAGCAAAGTTAGCAAGTCATGAATATCAAGAATGTATGCATAAAAAAAAAAATGAAAAAGAATGCAGGGCAAATAGTCTTAGAGTATATGAAAATAATATATCAGCTGAGCAAAAATATATTAATTGTATGGATGGAGCAAAAACTAGTTTAGATAAAAGATTATGTGATAATACATTTAATAAAGATAACACATATAGTTATACAAGTGCATATGGAGCATATGAACAAGCAAATTTACAATATTGTATGAATGAAGAATTAGAAAAAAGTATAAAAAGAATATGTGGTGATTGTGAAAAAAAATCAAAAAACAGTGAAAGTTCAATTGGAGAAGATATGTATTACAATAGTTGTATTAAAAATAAAGAAAAATGTGAAAAAAAATATGATAATGCAAAAAAATGTATTGATAATTTAAAAACAGGGGAACCTGAAACAAAAGAATGTTTAGAAGATACTAGATTTAATTCTTTATATGGTCCTTGTTACGAACATGAAGCTACAGATATTAGTGGATTTATAGGTAAAATATTAAAATATTTAATTGGACCTATCAAGAAAGGTAAATTTTATTTTATATATTTTGGATTTACTGTAATGACTGTAGTTTTTTTTGGTGGTATATTTTTATTACTTTTATGGTGGTTAATAGCGTTTTTGTATGAACTTCCTTTTTTAAGGAAAGCAAAATGGGCTTTTCCAGGTATAGTTATTTATAAAGGTCTCAGCGTTTGGTTTTCAACTGTACACCCAGTTATTTTACAAGTAAGTAGTATAATATGGGCTTTTTTATTCGGCATATGTATTATATTATATTTTTTTAAAAAAACATTTGGATGGTGGCCCGCAAGTTGGGTTTGGTCTTCAATTGGTTTATTTCCAGGTAATGAAAAACAGGTCTTTAATTGGTTTGATAGAATGTTTGGTTGTATGAAAAAATCAGGAAGAAAAGCATTATATTGTCATAATAATAATTTATGGATTTTGATGGAAGACTGGATGGTAGAATTTGCTCAAAAGGTTCTTAAAATAGATAAAACAGAAGTTGAGATTAGAAATGCAATTAATGCATTCCGAGATTTAGGAGAAGATGATATGAAAGTTGCATATTCAATGGAAAAAATGGCTGAAGAAACAAGAAATAAAACTGAAAATAAAGGAAAAAAAGTTGCCAATGAACAAAAAGATAATATTAAAGAAGAATTTACATTATTTAATAATAATAAAAATAACTATAAAAACTATATTGAGGAGAATTTTATATTAGATAGTGGATTTGATTTAAAAAAATTGGATACTTTAACCAATGATTTTAAAAATTTTAAAAATGTAATATCTGATGTTGAAGAAAAACAAAAAAAGAAAAATGAAGAACAATCAGGAGATTCCGAGTCTTTCAAAAAGGAAGTAGATAATAAATATGCCGATGAAGAAGAGGAAGCAAAATAAAAATATTTTTAATTAATAAATGAGTGATAAAACTCAAAATATATTAGATTTAAATTATAAAATAAACAATATTAATAATAAATTTTATGAAGCATTTTTACCAAAAAATTGGAATATATATGAAATTAGTTTAAATATATTATTTGTATTTTTATTAATTATGATATCAATATTAATTTATTGGGATTCTATTAATAGAAAAATTTCTAGTAATTCTAGATGTAGAAAACAAAAAGAATTATATAATAAAACAAAAGGTATTTATACTATTGATGTTAAAACAAAAAATAAAGATAATTTATTTAAAGTAAAATATGATATCAATAACAATACAGAAACAATTGAATGTTCTTGTAATAAAGGAAATAATAATAATACATTTACTAAAATTCCAATTAGAATATTAAAAACTAATGAAAATAAATATAGTGAAGATTTATATTGTAAATGTGATAAGGAATATTCATATGATAATAGTCATAAGGATTTAATATTAGAAGGCGAACCAGAATTAGTAAGATATATGAATAATCAGGACACTGATGATTTTTTTAATAAAATAAATTATAATTTTTAAAATAAATTGTTTGTCTAAAATCTATTATTTTTTTCATTTTATAAAAATAAAATAAATTATTCATTTAGAGTAATGTCCAAAATTAACGACGATAGAATAAAACTCTCTGTTAAGAGTTCAAACTACCACATAGCCAGTAGTTTCTCAACAACCGAAGATTCAATTGAGCTTTTTTTGCTCGCAAATAACTCCAATTTATATAATTGGAATAACCCAAATACGGGCACAATAATAGGTGCCGAATTAATTCAAAAAAATACAGAATTTGAACACCACCAACCATATATTGCTATTAAAAATAATAATGAAGTTGAAAAACTAGCAATTTTTAATAAAAATGAAATTACCTTAACAGGAAATATATTACCATCAAGCAATCTTATATATTCTCTCGGTTCTGAAAATATGAGATTCAATGATCTCTATTTGGCAGGAAATACTATAGAATTAGGCGATATATCTATGAGTGTTTCTCAAGAAAAAGGATTATTACTTGCTAATAAAATAGAAGATACAGCACCTCCACTATTTGAAGGTGGTGGATTAAAAGTATTTTCAATAGATGGTTCTTCATATGCTGTTACTAGTTTTGATGAAAATGGAGAATATAGTACTAAAACATTTTATAGTGATGGTTCCGCAAAACCATTTTTATCTACATTTTCAGATAATGTTAGTATAAAAAATACAGCAACTATTAGAAATATTAATATTACAAGTAATGCAAAATTTGAAAATATAGAAATTTTAAATACTTCAAATGATAAACCCACATTATTAATTGACCATCAAAATAATAAATTTAACATGATAGAAACTTCAAATTATCCTTTAGAAGATTATCCATTTATAACTGTTTTAAGTGATAATAATTTAACACAACCTAATAATACTCAAGGAGAATTATTAGGTAAATATTTCAGTTTTGATAAAAATTTTATGACATGGAATAATAATTATTATGATAATCAAATTGTTACATTATATCATTTAAGAACTGAACAGTATATTAATGTTAAAATTTGGTCTACAACAAGTGCTAATTTCGAATTTGGTAATTGGGCTGGTCGTAAAAATACTAATTTCTTACCAGGTGATTTCATAATTGGTGATAAACTTTATCAAATTGACCCAAGAATAGAACCAGATTTTTTTATTTTTGATAAAAATGCTAATTTGGGTTTAAATAAACAACCTGTTAGCAAACTTGATGTTAATGGCGATGCATATATTGAAGAAAGTATGAATGTAAATAAAGATATTATTATTAATAGAAATCAAATTGTTGAAGGTGAACAAATTGTAAATGCTAATAGTTTAGTTAATGGAAATCAAGTAGTTAAAGGAAAATTAAATGTATATAGAGAAGCGTGTCTTCAAGATTTATATGTTAAAAATGATGTATTTATTCAAAAAAATTTGGAAGTAAATAATCTTCTTATTAATAATAATCTTGATATTAAATCAAATTTACAAGTTGATAATAATTTGATTATCAATAATTTAAGTAAAACAAAAGAATTATACGTTGATAATAATGTTGAAATTAACAATGATTTATATATTAATAATAATGCTCACATTAATAATAATTTAACTATTTATAATAATTTAGAAGTTAATAATGATCTATTTATTAAAAATAATGTTAATATCAATAGTGATTTGTTAGTTAATAAAAATTTATATATTGATTATGATTTGAAAGTTAATAATATTGCAAATATTAATAAATTATTTGTAAATAATTTAGAAATTAATGATAATTTAATTATAAATAATAATGCTAATATAACTAAAAATTTATTTATATACGAAAATCTTGAAGTTCATAAAGAATTATATGTAAAGAAATCTGCAATAATTGAAAATAATTTAGATATTAATAAAGATTTATATGTTAATAATAATATATATATCAAAAATGATTCATATTTTGATAAAAATATATATATAGGTAATAATCTTGATATTATTAATGATTTAATTGTTCATAATAATGTTAAAATTGAAAAAGATTTGTTAGTTAATAAAGACTTAGTTATTAATAAATATTTAACTGTAAAAAATAAAGCAATTATAAAAGATTTATATATTAAACAAGACTTATTTGTAAATGGTGATGAAATAATTAAAGGTGAGTTGACTATCAATAAAGACTTAATTGTTAATAAAAACATATATTTAGAAGGTACATTAAAAACTA